GTTGGAAAGCCCAGCAAAGGTACTGGTAAGCAAGCATGAGAATCCTAAACGGTGATAATTTGCAAATCCTAAAGTCGCTTGAAGGTGAGCGTTTCGACTTGGCAGAGTTGGACGGTCCCTACATGGCAGGGCTGGAAGGTTGGGACATCCTGACCGAAGCCGAATATATCCAGCATTATGCCGAGCGTCTTACTGCCTTGCGTCCATTGCTTCAACCCTGGGGCGTTGTGTTCGTGTTTGGTTATCCTGAAGGTTGCGCCGAAATCAAATCATGGGCGCACAGAACAGAAACGCTTTATTGCCGCCGCTGGCTTACATGGTACAAGCAGGTTACAGCGCATAAAGGGCGCAAGGTTGAAAACGTGCTTTTATTCTGGCGTGATACACCAACAACAACAACAGCCTTTGGTGAGTTCTTGCGCCATGAGCGTGAAAAGCGGGGCTGGTCATTGCGTCAAGTTGGCGAAATGGCGGGGCGTGAGTGGTGGCATCGTGGCGGTAATTTGTATTTTGAAAATGGGAACGGCGGTTATCCTTCACTTGATGATTTATTTACCTTATCCCGCATCTTTGAATTTTCACTTGATGAATGGGCGGGCGTGTTCTATGAAAACTACGAAGGAATAACAGACGTGGATTATTTCAGCAAGACATACCCTGAACAAACCGAAAGTCTGAATGATGACGGCTTGCGCTCAAAACCAGTTGGCTTATACGTTGATTTGTTCAAGCCTACCATCCCGCCGACTGAAAAGAAAAAGGCACTCATCCTTTACGGTGGTTCAGGCAATGCCGCCATAGCCGCCGAAGCATTAGGCTATGAAGTCACGGTCATCGAGCAAGACCCAAAAAGGTGCAAATTGATTGAGAAGCGTTCCAGCCGTCTTGTGCAAACATGGCGGGAGAAATTATCGCAAGGTAGTCTCTGGGGCTTTCCAACACTGCCTGCACCTGACGGGGGGGATTCTCCCCGCCAGCAGGCATTATTCACCCCCGAAGCGGATTCTCCCGCAGGGGATGTGCCTACACCCGCCCCCCGCAGGTAAGGCTTACCGTTGACGATCACACACCAGCGGAGCAATTCGACGCATGACCAACATAGACCGTGACACCCTGGCCGCCATGCTCAAGAACAATCCCGACCTGGGCCTGGACGCCAGCACCTTGACGGGCAGCGTAGACCTGAAAAGCAGCGACGGCGAAGCCCTGTTCGATGCTCACTGGCAGCGTCTTGGCGGCCCGCCATTGGTGAAGGAGTACACGTTCAGCAAGGCGCGCAAGTGGCGTTTCGACCGGGCCTTTCTGGACGCCCCGCCTGCCCTCATCGCCTTCGAGATAGAAGGAGGAGTGTGGCAAGGGCAGGGGCACGCCAACCCGTACCGCTTTGAGGAAGATTGCGAGAAGTACAACACGGCGCAGATGAACGGCTGGAAGGTGTTCCGCTTCACCCCGCAGATGCTTGAGCGCGACCCTGACGGATGCCTTGCCCCCTGCCTATCCTTTCTCTACGGACAGATGAGGACGACATGAAACGAGTACTTGACGTAGGAAGCAGCAACGTACCCTTGACCGCCGACCGCTTTGCAGGCTGGCAGCGTGTGACCATCGACATGGACGAGGAAGCGGAACCTGACGTAGTGGGCGACGTGCGGGAGCTTGAACAACTGTGTGCGTATCATCGCTTCAATGCCGTGTACGCGTCCCACTTCCTAGAACACTTGTTCCCCTGGGAAGTGGTCAACGTCTTGCGCCAGTTTGCCAGCGTCCTGGCTCCAGATGGGTGGGTGGAAGTGTGGGTGCCTGACGTGATGCAGGCGATGGCCTATGCGCTTGAGCACAGCATCAGCCTGAGCGATACCCTGTACGAAGCGAACAACGGCGCGCGCGTGACCCTGCTCGATATGCTGTACGGGTGGGAGCGTGAGGTACGGAAGGGCAAGCCCGGCTTTGCTCACCAGACAGCCTTCGACTGGCCCTTGTTGGAAGAACGGTTGCGGGAGGCGGGCTATCCCTACGTTCAGCCTGTGGATAGGGGCAATGCTTTTGAGATTGGCTACTGTGCATGGTTCGGGCGAAAGCCGGGATGGTTGGAGAATGGACGCTGATTTCTTGCAAGCGCCCTTTCCGTGGTTTGGCGGCAAATCACGCGTAGCCGCTGACGTTTGGGCGCGCTTTGGCGATGTGCCCAACTACGTTGAACCCTTTGCCGGTTCGCTGGCCGTCCTGCTTGGCCGTCCGCACGACCCGCAGATCGAGACCGTCAACGACCTGGATGGCTTCATAGCCAACTTCTGGCGCGCCCTGCAACACGCCCCCGACGAAGTGGCAAAGTGGGCCGATTGGCCGGTCAACGAATGTATTCCCGCGGGAACAATGATCGCAACTCCGAACGGAGAAATTCCAGTCGAAGACGTGCGGGCGGGGATGATCGTATTGGGCGAAGAAAACGGCAGGACGGTTTGCACGCGGGTTATAGCCGACAGGCGAAGTGTCGCCAGTGAATTTTATCGGGTGGGCGCGCTGTCATTGACAGGCAATCATCCAGTATGGACTTTGGAGGACGGCTACATCGAGGCGCGCAAATTGGCGGCAGGAATGCACGTCAAAACTATTCGCTGGCCCGTTTGCGAAAACGACTTAGTTATGCTACAATATGGACATGAGCAAGCCGTGGGAGATTTACACACTGTCAGACCCAAGAACGCAAGAGGTTCGCTATGTCGGAGTGACGTTCCGGGGCAAGAGGCGTTACAACGAACACATTTCGCGCGCCATGACGGGCGGAAAGACGCATCGCGACTGCTGGATACGCTCATTGATTGTGGCGGGGGTGCGTCCGTTTTATCGAGTGGTCGAGACGGGGGACGGCGACGGCTGGCAAGACGCAGAGCGGGCATGGATTGCCAAGTACAGGCAATCGGAAAGACTTGTCAATCATACAGATGGGGGCGATGGTACTCCTGGACTCCCCATCTCACCGGAAATACGTCGCAGACTGTCCGAAGCGCGCAAGGGCGTGCCGTATCCGCCTGGGCGTATATCGGCAATGAAGGGCAAGCAGCATACACCGGAGGCATTAGAGAAAATACGTGTCGCCAGCAAGGGGCGCAGGATGCCAGACAGTATGAGGCGGAAACTATCCGCATTGCGCAAACAAAACCCGACTTCGCCAGAACAGCGCGCCAAGATGCATACTGCCAGCAGAGAGACGCGACAAATGCCAGAATTTCGGCAAAAAGCAATGGATGCCCATGCGCACGAGGGCAAGAAAGTTCTCTGCCTAGAAACGGGCGAAGTGTTCCTGTCAATCAATGCGGCGGCGCGTTTTATCGGGGTGAGCAAGGGGGCGATTCAATTTGCACTGCGGCGGGGTACTCCCTGCAAGGGCCATACTCTCAAGCTCCTATAGCGGTCTATAATTTCCAGACTACAACCGGGAATTACTACGCCAATCGTATACTTGTTCACAATTGCGACCTGACCGCCCGCCATGCCTGGCTCGTGCGCGAACACCTGCCAACGTTGGCGCAACGGCTGGAAGGCGACCCGGACTACTACGACGCCAAGATCGCAGGCTGGTGGGTGTGGGGTTTGTGTTCCTGGATTGGCTCTGGTTGGTGCTCAGGCGTAGGCCCCTGGCAGGCAGACGAAAACGGTGTCATGGCGAAGGCGGGCGGGAATGGGGATGGCGTGAAGAAAGCGCGACCGCACCTGGGCAATGCCGGGCGGGGTATCAATCGGAAACTTCCCCACCTGGGCAATGCCGGGCGGGGTATCAATCGCCAGCTTCCCCACCTGAATGCCGGGCGGGGTATCAATCGCCAGCTTCCCCACCTGAATACAGGCGGCAAACGCCCGGAGCTTGGCTCGGATGGCAGGCAGCTTGAGGACGGCCAAGCCCTCTACGACTACATGCGCGCGCTGGCTGCCCGTTTGCGCCGTGTGCGGGTGTGTTGCGGCGACTGGTCACGCGTGTGCGGCCCATCGCCCACGGTCAAACTTGGCGTGACGGGCGTCTTCCTTGACCCGCCCTACTCCGACCTTGCCAACCGAGACCCAGGCTTGTACGCGACCGACTCCCTGGACGTTGCGCACGAATGCCGGAAATGGGCGCTTGAGCAGGGCGACAATCCCCTACTCCGTATCGCCCTCTGCGGCTATACCGGCGAGCACGACGGCGAGATGACAGACGCAGGCTGGACGCCCGTCTACTGGAAAGCGGCAGGCGGGTATGGTTCCCAAGCAGACGCCAATGGCAACGGGCGCGCCAACTCGCACCGGGAAGTAATCTGGTTTTCGCCCCACTGTCTGCAACCGCACATTGTCGCGCCTACCTTGTTTGACTTTGAGGATGACGAATGACTGACGAACTTCTGACGATGAACGAGTACCAAGACATGGCCCTGACAACCTGGGCGCGCACCCCTGGCGACCCCGATAGCGACCTTGCCTATCTCACGTTAGGCATGGTGGGTGAGACCGGAGAAGTAGCCGAGCACATCAAGAAGCATTTGCGACATGGCAAGCCCCTGGACTATGCCGAACTGAAGAAGGAGCTTGGCGATGCCCTGTGGTACCTTGCGGTTATGGCCTACGAATTGGGCTTTCGGCTCGAAGACGTGGCAGCAGACAACATTGTAAAGTTGAAGAAGCGTTACCCTGAAGGGTTCGTCAAAAGGTGGAGCGATGGTTGACAATCTCTTGACCTGATGTGATATGCTATAGCCGTGTCATGGGACGCCTACCACAAGTTTCGCCGTGAATTGTTCCGGGTGCTCCGCTATGCACCGCACAAGGAACAAGAGGCATTCCACGCGTCCACCGCACAAGTACGGTTGCTGGCAGGAGGCGAGAGAGGCGGAAAAGCTATGGACGTGAATACCCTTGTACCTACGCCCGATGGTTGGAAGACGATGGGCGCATTGAAAGCAGGGGACTGGGTATTTGCTGACGATGGGCAGCCTTGCCGTGTGGTTGAAGCCTATGCCGTGATGGAAAACAGACCGTGTGTAGAAGTAACGTTTGACGATGGCACGGTGATAGTGACCGATGAAGAACACGAATGGCTGACGCAAACAGCAACGGAGCGAAAGAACAGCCGCAGGAAGAAGATAGACGGAAAAGAGACAAAGGTAACGGCAGGGGAATTGGTTACGCAGAGAAAACATGGACGCAGGACAAGCAAAGAAATTGGTGACACCCTGATGGTCTATGGTTCCTCACGTACCCCAATGGCAAATCATTCTGTGCTGAACCCGTTGCCAGTACAGTACGGCTACCAAATGCTTGCCATTGACCCCTACGTGCTTGGCGTGTGGCTTGGGGATGGTACGTCTGTCTCTGGCACTATTACGACTGAGGATGACGAGATAGTTAGGTTCATCGAAGAAGCTGGCTACCCCGTTAAGAAGTACAAGGCGGCCTATTTATGGCGTGTCATGCCATTGTATGACCAACTGAAGAATCTTGGTGTCTTGGGCAACAAACACATTCCAGAAGTCTACCTGCAAGGCTCCATTGAACAACGGCGGGCATTGCTACAAGGCTTGCTTGATACAGATGGATATGTAGATGCACGTGGGCATTGCTACTTCTACAACACGAACAAGACCCTGATTGACCAGACGTGCGAACTACTTGCTAGTCTTGGCATTAAAGCACGTGTGCAGGAAGGTAGGGCGAAACTGTACGGTAAGGATTGTGGGCCGAAATGGGCAGTATTCTTCAAGGCCGATGGAACTTTCAGGTTATCACGGAAGCTGAACAGGCAGACCAAAACGGGAGTGATGCAAGAAGCAAGGTACGTGTGGAACGTTCAGCCTGTAGCGTCTCGCCCTGTTCGTTGCATCTCCGTGGATTCTCCAAGCCGTCTGTTCCTTGTGAGCAAAAGCTACATTCCTACCCATAACTCCTATGCCACCGCAATGGACGCCGTTGCACGTTCGGCAGCGAACGCAGCCCTGTACGGGCAGACGAAATGCACCTATTGGATAGTCGGGCCGGACTACGAACAGCCGAGGAAGGAATTTGAGTACATCCACGACGCGTTTAAGGCGCTTGGCAGGAAGATAGACGCATCGACGCCAAGAGCGAAGTCTAGTCCCTGGTGGATGAGAATCGACGGCATAGGCGAGTGGCAGACCAAATCCAGTGGGCAAACGGGCGGGGCAATGGGCAACGTGATGAAGTTGGCAAGCGAAGCCCTTGACGGGGTAATCATGGCTGAAGCCGCACAGCAGACATTGGACGTGATGCTTAAGTGCCGTGGTCGTGTGGCAGAGAAGCGGGGATGGGTCATCCTGTCTGGAACCTTTGAGTCTTCTCTTGGATGGTACGCAAGCTACTTCACGCGCTGGCTGACGGCCAACCCCGAACGAGGCAAATCGTTCAGCGTACCGACCTGGACGAATACGGCGGTCTATCCGGGTGGACGAAATGACCCTGAGATACTGGCCCTGGAAGCAACTTACCCGCATGACCTGTTCTTGGAACGCTTTGCCGCCATACCCTGCAAGCCCGCTACGTTGGTTTTCAAGGAATTTGACGTTGCGACCCATGTGCGGGAAGAAGTAGCCTTTGACCCTGAACGCCCTGTGTACCTTGCCGTAGACCCTGGCTATGCCCCTGGTGCCTACTGCGTGCTGGCAATCCAGACAGGCTACAGCGAACATGCCGAAATTGTGTTCGTGGTCGATGAAGTGTACCGTCACGAAGCGACCGGCCCAGAAGTGATAGCCGAATGCAAGGAACGCAACTGGTGGAAGAACGTGGAAGGCGGGGTGATGGACATTGCGGGCAGGGCGCACATGGCGATGAAGTCCCAACAGGAGGTGTGGCGCGACGAGGCGAACTTGTGGCTCCAGTCGTCAAAGGTGCCCATCCTGGACGGCATAGCACGACACCGAACCTTCCTGATTGACCCTTCCACGAACGAACCGAGGTTGTTGCATTCCCCCTACTGCACCAACATGATAGAGGAATATGCCCTTTACCGGCGACCGACCGACCGGGAAGGAGCGCCGGTCAATGAAATCCCGATTGACCGCAACAACCATGCCATGAAAGCAATCGCCTATTTCCTGTTCAACAAGTACGGAGCGGTAGAACGTGCAACCAGAAAACCAACCAAAGTCCCAACCCTCTAGCGCAGTGGTGAAGAAGAAGCGCCCACCGATGACGCCCGAACAACTTGAGGCAGCTCGCCAACGGGCGGCGAACATGCGTGCTGTTCGTGGAACCACTGCCGTCAAGCCCAAGCCGGAAGAATCCGCCACCCCGGAAGGGCCTACCCTCTACAGCCTGAAAGTTACGGAGCGCACATTGGGGCGTCTGGATTGCTTGCTCAAAGCGCCCGACTTCACGTTCAAGGACTACGACGACCTGTTAGCATGGCTCATCCGGCAGGCGGCGCAAGCCAACCGAACGGCAGCCTTTCACCTGAACATGAGGTATCAGCGTGAGCGGGAACAGATACCAAAGATTCTGTGAGTGCGGACAGCCCGCCGTGGCTATGGTCTACGTTCCGCAGTTGTCAAACCAATGGACAAGACCCCTTATCAGTGTCTTTGCCTTGTGCTATGATTGCCTGCATGACGAGATGGATGCAGACGCAAGGAACGGAATCGACCTATGCCTAGCCGAACCGCCCCCGCCGTGGCGACGGGTTCCCCTGACGAACTCCTGACGCAACGGGCAGAAAAGACCAAGACCGCCTGGGCTGACAGAGACAACGCCCTGGATAGGGCAAGCGACCACTACTGGAACGTGGGCTTGCACAAGGACGAAGGGGAGATTTATCGCGTCCGGGTCACGGACGGACAAGCAGCCGCCGACCTGATAGGCGACTTGCTGAGCGCGCAGAAGTTGACCATCAGCGTGCCGGCGAGAGCAGACACGAACAAAGAGCGCCAATGGGCAGAGAAGGTAGAAGCTTGGCTCCAGGCTTGGCTCCGCATCACCGAGCGCAACGAAGGGGTGGAGATGGTACACGAACTGGCTATAGATGCTGTGCTGAACGGCGCGTGTGTGGTGCGTGTGCTCATGCTCCCTGAGCGTATCAAGGATGTGGAAGATGGCGACCTGACCCTCTACCCCCTGGTGCTGGAACCAAGAGACTGGCGCAACGTGTACCCTGTCTACTCCCGCAGTCGTGTGACCGAAGTCTTTGAGTGCTACGAAATCAGCGTAGGCGACTTGCGGCGCGCATGGCCCCAGGCTGACATACCAACCACGTGGAAAGAGCAGGACATGGTAGAAATGTGGGAATGGTGGGACGAGAAGGAGAAGGCATTTTGGGCCAAAGGCAGCACCATGAAACACGTGGGCAAGGGCAGCGGCTACGCATGGCTCATGCGCCCGACTGAGCACCGCTACGGATGCCTGCCCTACTCGATACGCACCGTGCGCGGGCAAGCCAAGCGCCGGGGCGACCCTGAACGACTGGCCCCAAGCCTGATGCAATCGTGGGCACCTATCCTTGACGTGCTGAACCTTGTCGAATCGGCCAAGATGACAGCCGCCATGCAGTACATCAATTCGGCCTGGGTAGTGCAGACCAACCGCAACGACTTCAAGCTCGACCTGAGTCATGGGGCAGTGAACTACCTGTACCCCGACGAAGCCGCCGAACCCTTGGTCAAAGCGACCGTGCCCGTTGACCTGATGCAAGTGGCGCAGGAGTGGGAAACACGGTTCCAGCGCGCATCCATGCCGACTGCCCTGTACGGCGATAACATTGGCCCCAACATGGCGGGCTATGCCATTGCCCTGTTGTCTGAAAGCGGGCGGCGCATCCTCTTGCCCGTCATTGCCGCTGTTCGGTTGGCTGTGGTCGATGCCTGCTATGTGGCAATCAGGATGGCGGCGGGCCTGTTCGGGCAGACGATGAGAGGCTACGGCCAAGACCTGACGATACGGCTACCGCAATTGTCGATGGACGCCAGAGAGGTCTTGAAGGAATTCGACCTTGACCCGAACGACCTGGCGCACGTATGGATTGACGCATCGCTGACCAACCCCTTGCCGCAGGACGAAGAACGTGAGGTAAACTTGGCTGTGGCCCTACGCCAGCCGGGTAGCAACGGATTGCCGCTACTGAGCGATGAGACTCTGCGTGAGCGATTCCTGCACGTTGCGGACGATGAACGTGAGCGAACGCGCATCTACTCTGAGACCTTTGAGACAACCATCAAAGACACCATCCTGGCTGACATTGCCAAGCAGCAGGAAATGGAAGGAGCGGACGAAGAAGCCATGAACGCCGGGATGCCGCCCCCTTCCAGCTTCCCGCCTGAGATGTTGGCGCAGATGATTGCGCAGGGTAAGCAAGGCGGCGGGCCACCGATGGGTGGGCCACCTATGCCCCCTGGTGCAATGCCTGAGCAAATGCCAATGGAAGGGATGCCGCCCGGTATGCCGATGGAAGGACAACCGCCCATGCCACCGGAGATGATGGCATGAAGCAGCCCAAGCCGCCCGAAGCAGTGGCACGCGTCGTCAAAGCGAACGAGATGGCGCAAGACAGAATCCGTCGCATCTTCCTCAAGATTCTGGAGAAGAAAGTCAAATGATTATCGATGAACCGGGCTATCGCCCTACCCCAACCAAGCCAAGACCAGCAGCGCCGAAGCCCAAGCCGGTTTACCGTCCTCCTGCTCGCCCTGCCAGTCGTCCTCCTGCTCGCCCTGCCAGTCGTCCTCCTGCTCGCCCTGCCAGTCGTCCCCCTGGTGTAGCCAGTCCCTATAGGCCAAAGCCGAAGACGACAACGCCCTTGCGCCCTGCAAATTTCAGCACGATTACTGCCAGCGCCCGGAGCAGGGTAGGGAACATCTATGCCCCTGGTGGATTGTCGTTTCCTACTCCGCAGTTTACGGCAGACCCCGCAAGCCGTGGCGCTTACGGGGTGCAGGTTCCTGGCACGACTGGCAGACGCTACACGGCAACGGGCGGCTATGACCCTGCCATGTTCAAGCCTGCCCCGTTCGGGCCGTGGGACAAGGTAACGACCGAAGCCCTGGTAAGGGCAGGCGTGTACGGTGCGATGCCCGGCGACCAGCCCATTCCTACAGCGCAACGCCCTGACAAGGGCAAGGCTGGCACAGGCGGCGGGCGAAGTGGGTACGTGCCACGCGCCTACTATGGCGGTGGCGGTGGGTACTCTGGTGGAGGTGGGGGAGGCGGCGGCGGTTCCCAATTTGAGCGGTACGGTATCTCGAAGGACTGGATGCAGGCGTATAAGGCGTTTTGGGGACACGCCTTGCCAAGCGAAGCCTGGGGCATGTTCAGCCCTGTGCAAGAACTGTTCAGCCGCTACCAGTCACGCCTACCGCAACTGGACGACTGGCAACGCATTTGGCAAGCGGCGAAAGACTACATGGTAGGAGCGGGCAAGGACGCCAAGAACATGCCCAAGAATCTTGCCCTGTACGAACCCTGGATTGCGCAGGGAGTAAGGCCACCGCTGTTCACCCCGCCGACAACCAGCTACGCCCCCTTCCTGAGCTTCTAGGCCATGAGCACAGAGACCTGGCTGCAATCTCTCATCAAACTGTACACGGCGGCGCGCAAGCCGCAGCCAGCGCCGGCGCGCCCTACTCCGGCACAGAACTACGCGCGCCCTATCTATGGCCCTGCCCCACGTCCGACCTATGGGCCACCGACAAGGGAACAAGCAACCGGAGTAGTGCCCCCGCCAGTCTACAGGGTCACACCGCCCGCCTTCCCCTTGCCCCGCTTTGAGGCAGACCCCGCAAGTAGGGCACCAGCGCCAACACCACGTTTCACCTACACGCAGAAGCCAGCAGCATTGCAGAATCTTGCCGCCCGCCAGTGGACGCCTGACGTATTCCTGCCCATGCCGCCCGGATGGGGCCAACCGACAGAAGCAGCAAAAGCAGCCTACAAGCCTATTGGTGAGCGATGGACAGGAGAACGGGCAGCGGCGCACGAACGCATCTATGGGCAACCCTATGATGCTGGCCGCCCTGAACTGAAGCAGCCAAGCGAACAACTGAAGCGCATCGTATCTGTCATGCCGAACGGTGCGAACTTGGTCACGGCAATGGTGCAGGCTCCGCAAAGATTGTCACAGGCAGAGCGATTGCCAGTGGTAGGCGATGTGTTCCGCAACCTGCACTATGGAGCGGTAGCGGCTGGCTCTTACCTGGGACAAGCAGCGCAAGCCCTGGCAGGGACGGCGCTTGGCACGTTGGAAGGGGAGGCGGAACGTAATCCAGCATTGAGAAAAGCACTGTCGGTCAATCCGGTAGGGCTTGCCTTGTCGCCAACGGCCCGTAAAGAGGCACGCACATCCGGTCAGGTTCCTGGCGCGCCTTTCATGGGGATGGACTATTCCCTGTTTGGCGACCCGATCACGATAACAGGCACAGCAAAGGAGAGCGTAGAGCAAGCCTTACCCACCTACTTGAACAACTACAGTGGAGCAGAGCAATTCATAGCGGAGCTTGCAGCCGGTTGGTATCTCGACCCACTTGTAATTTTGGGTATGGGTGCAAAGGCAAGTCAAGCCGCCCGAATGCGGCGCTTCATGTCCGTGTACTTGCCCGGTATGCAGAGCATGGTAGGCGACCTTGACCTACTCGACCGCTTCACGATGGCGACGGCGAGAGGAATCAACGAAGGGAAAGTACCCCTGCTTGGGTGGGTCATGCGTGAGACGCCCAAGACGAATGTCTACCTTGCCGCCCAAGACGCCTTGACCTATGGCGGCTGGCTATCGCAGATGCTACCGCCCGAACCTACCGCCGATGACGTGGTGCGTGTGTTCAGCGGCTTCCTGGCTAACCCTGACGCTGTGACGGGTGGAGCGGCGGCGGCGCGCAAACTGGCTGGCACCCTGGACGGCCTTGACGTTGGCAGCTTGCCCGCTGTGCAGGAAGCGATAGAGAAGGGCGGGCCGGTCAACATGCCCAAACTTGTGGGCGAACTGGCCGACACCACCTTCATGCGGGAAGCGGCAGCAAACAAGATGCTCACGCCGGGAAAGAAGCCCGGAGAAATCGTCTTCAACGAACCCGCCGACCAACGCTTTGTACGCTGGCTCAAGGACATAGAAAGCGCCTTCCTGCTTGGCACGCCCCGCTATGCGATCAAGAACTTCGCCAACAACGTCTTTACCGCAGGCTTTGACGGCTATGGAGTAGGGCGAAGCATGGACGACGCCCGCAGGCTGGCCGCCGAGGTTCCCATAGGCAACCAAAGCTTGTATCAGGAAGTGACTGACGTTCCGGTCAAAGGCTCCAGCGCCTTCACCGAGTACTTGCAGGGCAAAGGCTGGAATCTGAGCGGTAGACTTCCGTGGTCAAGAGCGGTACGGAAAGTGACCACGGAAAGCAGGATAGGCGAACCGCAGGCACGCTTGCGCGTCTTTGGCGATGCAGTGGGTAAGCTCAAGGATGACTTGTACATAGGTGGGCGAGACCTGGGCAGGGGTGCGCGTGGCTTGCGTCCTATCGCCCCACCCGACATTGCCGGCCCCCATGCTGGCTTGGTCAATCAAGTCTTGGCGCGAGATTGGAACGTAGCGACCGCCCGCCAAGAAGTACAAAGCGTGCTCAACGGTGGGACGCGCCCGCCCCTTGACGTGCTCCTGCCCCAACGCCTGTACTTGCAGCCGGACATGCTCACGGCCCTAAACACAGCCTGGAAGAATGCCAAGAGCAAAGATGACTTCATGCGCGTGCTCGACCGGGCTGATAACCTGATGCGCCAGCAGATGGCCGACGCAGCCGCCAGTGGCGTCCATGCCGACATGACGCAGATTGGCGATGCTATTGCCCCTGTTGCCGAGCAGATGGCGGCCACCATCATCCCCAACGTCCCTGGCACAAGGGAGATTGCCGAGCAGGTTGCGCAGGCAGAAGTGGGACGCACTAACGCCGTACTACAGGGAGTGGCGCAGGCAGTGGGGCAAGTGGCAAACGACCCTGCCAGCACAGAGCGCGCAGCCAATGGCGTGCTTGCGATTATGACCCGCTTGCAATACCAGTGGACGAGCGACTACATTGAAGCCAACCGTCTCTTGAACCGCTACAACGGAGCACGGCAGAACGTCTTCGAGCGCGGCCTACAGGGAGAGGACAAGGCGCGCGCCCTTGAGACCGCATGGGACAACTACCGCACGGCGATAACCGAACACTGGACACGGCACCACGAACAGGCTGACCGGCTGACCCAAACCCTGTTGGGGCAATTCAATGACCTGGTAGCGGGCAAGATTCCGGCTGGCAGTTTCGACCAGCGGGTAGCGGAGCGGGCAATCACGCACCTACAGCGGAACACGCCTGAACTGTTTGCCGACGACATCTTCAAGGCAAAGGTGGACGGCAACCGCAAGACCCTGAACTTCGAGCGACAAGCCGTGGTGCAAAGGGTCATGGGCTACGTGGCACGAACGGGCGACACGACGCCGGTGGGCTGGCTGGCCGATGCAATCAAGGAAGAACGGCGCTTGACCGATGCAGCCGTAGGCGAGATAACGGGAATGCGCAGCACCTTGCGCAAAGACCCGAACTGGCCTGACTTTGCATCGCAAGCCTGGGACGCCCTGAACACCGACCAGCGCAGCGTGTGGCGCGCCTTCCTTGCCGCAATGGACGACGCCGACAAGGGCGGGCAATTGGTTCCACCCCGCTTCAACCAGTACACCGAACTGCTACGCCTGACGGAAGCGAACGACCGGGTAAACGCCCTGAACAAGTTGGCGAAGGGTGCGGGCATAGCGACGGCCACCGAGAAGGGCATACCGCAACCGCAGCACCTTGCCAACTTCCTGAACAAAGCCTTTCGTGAGGCGGGCCTGGGCGACGAGGTAATGTTCGTTGCGCCCCCCGCTGGCTCCATCACTGACGCCTTTCGCGTGTGGGTAAGCGACCTGGACGAGCAGGAACTTGCCGTTGCCCTACGCGCCCTGAAAGGCACGGAAGCCCTGACGCCCCTGGAGCGCATGATAGGGAAGACGCCGAGCGTAGCAGCCAAGCAGTACATCCGGCAGTATGCCGACTGGCTACAGGGAGACCAGACCCTAGCCCCGCCGACGCGTGGCAAGCTGACCGAAGTACAGGCAAAGGCATGGCGCAAGAAGGTTGACGACCTGCTTGGCGCACCCGAAGCGCCAGCGCCAACAGCAGCCCCCTCTCCCATTATAGCGGAAGCTCCCCCCACAAGTATGGGGGTATCGCCCGAAGCCCCACCGCCAGCGCCGACAATTGCCCCTGCCCTGCAAGCCGCAAGCAAGTTGGATGATGTAGCGGTAATGGCGATGACTGACATAGAGCGCCAGTACCCGACGATGGCAGCGGGCATGAAGTCAGCCGCCCAGGACATGATTGACGCCTTGCAGGGTGGGACGCCTGGACGCAGACAATTCATTGACGCCGGAGCAGCAGGCACAGAAGTACGTGGCCTACCTTCCACCTACCCCGCATGGTACGGCAAGCTCATTGCAGAGCAAGGCGTGAGCAAAGATACGGTGCTGAACGCACTCAAGAAGATTCGGGATGGCAAGTACGACAAGGGCAAGACGGTTGAACGTCTGAAGAAGGTAATCATTGAACAGATTGCTGATGGCTACGAAGGCCCTGGCTACAAGCTCCAGCCTGACGTAGAAGCCTGGGGTGTCATGGGCAGAGCAGCGGCAGACTTGCAAACGCCGGAAGCACAAGTGGCACGGCAGGCAGAAGCGGCGGGCTACGACTTCCGTACCATTGAAGGCGACGACAACTGGTTTTACATCCAGAAGGGCGGCGGCGACGAGGACTATTTCACTGGCCCCCTAGACAGAATCAAACAGTACCTTGACCAGTTGACCCGCCCTGGCATTGCGGCCCCTGGCACGGCGGAGACGCAAAGCCTGATTGCCCGACTGCTAGGCAATCCCCGCCCGTCCGCTACGCACGTCGCAGCCACGGAAGCGGAAGGCCAACTATGGGAGCTTGGACAATTGCGAGAAGCGGCAGACCGCATGTGGAACACGAACGTCATGCCAGCCAGCCGGGAAGTGCGGCAAGCGACAATGCGATGGTTTGACCAAGTGGCCGTACCGCAAATCGCAGCAGCCAAGACGGTCATAGGCAACGCAGCGCAGGCAATCACGGACGAAATCCTGCTCGACTACGGGCGCACAAGGAACTTTGACCGCATCCTTGACCTGGGCTTCCCCTACCATTACTGGACGACGCGCAGCGGGTGGAATTGGACGAAGCGGGCGATGCACCATCCGTTCACCATCGGAACTTATGTCAAGGCACGCCATGACCGGATGGAAGAACGCAAGAGCGACAACGGCTTGCGGCCCCGCTTCTGGAACAGTCTCAAGCTCAAGTACCTCTGGCTCCCTGACTACTTCGAGGATGCCTTGTACTTCAACCCCGACCAGATGATCATGCCCTTTGGCGACCTACGCCTGCCCGATTGGGACGACGCCAACCAAGCCAATTCAGCATGGTACAAGGCATTGCAAGGCGTAGGTGGGGTAGGGCTGGCCCCTCATGTCCCCTGGCAGGCCATGATTATGAACGCCGAAGGTATGGGGTGGGGTGGAGTGCGCGACTACATCCCACAATGGGACGCAGCAGCCGCAATGCTCCCGCCAAGCAAGTGGACGTTTGGCCCTGGCCCTGGTGGAAGTCGGTGGGACGTGTACCGGCTCCAGCGCATGATGGCAAGCATGGCAGCGGACGCCATGAAACTGCCCAATGTGGACTACAACAATCCCGAAGAAGTCCTAGCCGCATCGCAGAAAGCAGGAGCAGCGGACATGACCGCCCTTCTGCCCTACGTTGCAGCGCAGAAGATGATTGAAGCCTGGGCAGACGGACAACTCACAGCCGAGCAAGTAGACGCCCTTTTCCAAGACCCTCTCATTGCTGAGGCCATGAAGCGCACGGCGAAAGAGCGCCAATGGCCTGTACTTTCCAGCCTGTTATCTGGCTTGAGCATGAAACCCGTTGCGACCGGAGAGACAACGCAGGTTGCCACGCAGAATGCCAAGTACGCCATGTCCTACGGCGGGGAAGTGGCAGGCGAGCAGGGAACACGCGCCAACGCCCAAGCAATCGGAGCAGCCAACCCCTTCGAGCGGGCAAGGTGGAGCGTCTACGGCTCCCTGCCCGGAGAGAAAGAGACCACCGCCGAAAGCGTGTACTGGATGACCTACGGCGATGCAGGGATGCAGGACATAGCGCAACGTTTCGACGCCCTGGACGAAGCCCTCATCCAGCAAGACCCTGGCAACCATGAACTGTTCCAAGCTTACCAGACGGAGCGGTTCAGCGCGATGGATGCGCTTGAGCAGACCATCCCGAAGGACGAGCAGAAGCCCTACCTTTGGAGCATCGTAGGGGCAAGCCCGACTGAGGCGGCGCAAATCCGGCAGAATCAAATCGTCTACCAGTTGTACAAGACGAGACCCAAGACCAGCGACTTTCTTGACGCAAAGGGCAACCCCGATTGGGACGCCTGGAACATGGCGGTAGAGAAGTGGCAGCGCGACCTACCCAACCTGGGCAAGGAAGACCCGATTGTTACCGAGGCCCTGGCTCACTTCTCGCCCGAAGAAAGGGCGATGGTCTTGAGCAAGCTGGCAACGGCTGACAACATGGCGGCCTATGCACGTGGCTTTGACAGTCCGCTTGTCGCCCTGCACAAAACTGTGTGGGACATCTACTACCAGCCTGTGCGTGACTACATGGCGGCGGCAGAGACGAAGTACGGCAAGGACATATTCGATAGGCAGGCGGCCTACCGTGCTGAACTTATCCAACGCTTTGGGGAGAACATCTACGATGTACAGGACGGCTACTTCAAGCTCAAGCAAGGCTCGCAGGCGCGCCGGAATTACATCAAAGCACACCCTGAGCTGAAAGCGTATTGGGACAACAAGGACGCCATAGCCCGGAAGTACCGTGTACTCGCCTTCCTGCAAAATAAGGACAAACTTTGGGCGAAAATCCCGCAGGTTTTCAAGGGCGGGCAGGCTAGAGACTTCATTGACGAGGTGTTGGCGGCCTATCCTGAGAAGAAGTGGACGCGCGAAGAACTGTTGAAGTTGTACAACACGGTCAAGCCCTTCCCCGACCGCTACTACATGCAAGCCTTGAACGACTTCGAGGAAGAACGGCTCCAAGCCTTCTACGCAGCGAAAGGCGTATCGCCCACTCGAGCGCGAGAAGGGAAGTGGACACCCGCAGAAATCGAAGCGGCGGTCATGGCTGGCAAGGCCCTGCCCCTGGACACGATACCCGAAGAACTGGCTACCGGCATGGGCACGCCTGAGACGCCCGCAATCCAGCAGCGGGCGAATGAACTGTTGGCCGCTGAGGAACGGGCGAAGGCAGGCGGCGGCAAGAGTAGCGGAGGCCGTTCGTCCGGTAGGCGTTACTACTCACGTCGCTACTATTCGTATCATCGTCGGAGTGGCGGTGGAGGTGGAGGCGGCGCCGCCCCAACCTATCGCCCTTACCTTCCTGGCTATACCCCTGGCGCGACGAAAGAGCGCCGGCGCGTCTATATCCGATGACCCCTTATCATTCTCACTCACTCACTGTAGACTAGGAGCATTATGAATACCGACCCACGCACGGAGTTTGCAGGACTGCCCATCACGGAGCTTCCCCAGGAAGTAGCCGACGACGCAGCCGAGCAGATAGCCGTAGCAGACCTGACCGACAACGAGAACTTCCGACGCTGGCAAGCGAAGATGGACAAGCAACTAGCGTCCCTGCGTAGCGAGAACGAACAGCTACGCCAGATGGCTCAAGCGGTCAACACAGGGCCAACCGCCGAGGAACGCAGGCAAGCCGACTTGTTGGTGCAGCAGTACCAGCAGCTTGAAGCGGCCTTGTCCCAAGCGGAAGAAGCAGGCGAGACGGCGCAGGTGCGCACGCTTGCACAGCAGTTATCGTCAGTCGAATGGGCGCTTATGCGCAGTGACGCCACCCTTCTGGCAAAGGAAGCAGGCATCGACCCCACCCACCCGGAACTTGTAGCCGCCATGACCAGCGGAGCAGTGAACAACCGGGGAAGCCTGGAAGGGCTTGTGTGGAAAATCGCAGCCGCCGAAGCCAGAAAAGCGCCCGCCAACCAGCAGCCCAAGCCTGACGAACGCAAAGACCAACTATCCACCCTTGAAGCCGAGATTGCACGCCTACGCCAAGAGTTAGGCATGAACGCCGTACCCGCCCTGAACGCAGCAGCCCCGCCGAGAGGCAAGGCGCAGTTGCAGAAGGACTACGAGGCGGCGCGAACAGCAGGCAACGGGCTTGAAATGCTCCGGCTGAAAAGGGAATTGCAGCAGTAACAAGGAGTAATCACCAATGGCACAAGTAACCGGAGCGCGTACATCCTACGATGGCGGCTCTTACACCATTGTTCCCCTGACCCCGCAGAAGCGGGCGATTGCTGACCTGATTGACATCATCGACCCGATGGATGTTCCTGTGCTCAAGTACTTTGGCATTGGCGATTCCGGGGCGGGTGGCATGTCGAAGGTGCAGCAATTCCGTATCCAGAACTGGCCGAGTACACGCGTGGAATGGCTCGAAGACACGATGGCCCCCTTGACCACGACCATCACGGCAAGCATGGCGGCGACCAACACCACGGCTACCCTGGCTATCGTGGCAGGAAACGCCAACTATCTCCGGCCCGGTCATGTGATCAAGATTGACGATGAACGTCTGCTTGTTCGTTCGGTGTCAAGCGACAGTGCCACCGTGACCCGCATGTGGGGCGGCACGGCGACCAACGTCAACACCAGCGCCAGCCATGCGGCAAATGCCACGGTTGAAGTCGTGTCCAATGCACGCGACGAAGGCGACGAAAGCGACCCGGACTTCACCACCCAGGTGAGCGCGCCGTACAACCACACCCAGGTGTTTCAAGCCGAAGTCAAGGTCACGCGCACGCAGAACAAGATCAGTCAGTTTGGCATCAGCGCCGAGTACGACTACCACGTTCAGAAGCGGTTTAAGGAGCAGGTTCGCTTGCTGGAAAAGACCCTGTTCGACGGCGCGCGCAACGCTGGCACCAGTCAGACGGCAAGCGCCACCGTTGACCCGCGCAGCATGGGCGGCTTCCGTACCTTCATCACCGACAACACGGCTTCGCTGAGCAGCGGCCCCTTGACGCAGAAGGACTTGGAAGATCAAATCATGGCATGTTGGAGCGACGGCGGCAACCCCGACCTGATCATCTGCAACGGGTGGGTCAAGCGCAAGATCAGCAGCTTCTATGCCCCCTACGTGCGCACGGTGCGTACCGAAGCGACGGGCGGCGTGACCATCGACCAGGTGGAAACTGAGTTTGGCACGCTAAACATCCTCATGTCCCGGTGGTGCCCATCGTCCCAACTGTACGTCGTGTCCAGCGAATTCGTGGGCATCCTGCCCTACGACGAATTCTTCGATGAACCCCTGGCGAAGACCGGCGATTACGAACGTGGTCAGGTAGTGGGCGAGTACACCCTTGTCGTGAAGAACGACAAGGCGCACGCCCGCATCATGAACATCTCGACCACGAGCTAAGGAGGTTCCCCATGAGCTACGGCGGAACATCAACCAGCGAAGTGCCAAGCCTGAGCGCGTTTGTTCCTGGCTTGACGGAAGGCTCCCTGAGCACACGGCCTATCGGGAAGCAAGTGGTTGTCACCACGGCCCTGGCCCCGCCCACAACGGCGGGCATTCTGGTGGATGGCACAACCTATGCAGCCGTGGGCTTCATCGCTCCGGTCAATGGGTGCTTCATCCATTCGATGTGGCTGAGCGGAACGGTTGCGATTGCCGGTGGAACCAACACGTTCGCAGCGGACAACTACGACGCCAGCGGCAATGCAGCCCGCAACGTGCTGAGTACCACCACCATCGACCCGACAGGGGTAACGGCTCTGGAAGGACTTGAGCTTACCCTGAGCACCACCATCGCTAACCGGATGATGGACGAAGGCGACGTGCTGAACTACACCCTTGTTTGTGGCACCATGACCACGGACGGGAAAGGTTACGCCGTTACCGCCGTCATTGTCGTCCCTGACGTTGCCTGAGAGATAAGGGCAGGCGGGCTAGTCTCTGGCGGGATATTCCCGCCTGCCCTGTCTCACCAAGAGGAAGACCATGACACACAGCCTACGCATCGTGGCCGAAGATGGCACGCCCTACTACGTCATGTGTACCAACGCCAGCACGAACAGAACGGAAGCCTGATGACCATCACACGCCAATTTCTTGAGGAACACGCAGCCCGACTCACGCAGCAGATAGCCGCCTTCTCTGGCGCGCTTGAATTTGCCGAGATGCTCCTCAAGAAATTGGACGAACCTGTCCACGCAACCGACCATGAAGCCACCCGTAACGAACAAGAAGAATATCAAGAAACGCATCAAACCGCCCTACGGTAAGATGCCCAAGAACAGCGTACCCATGCCAAGACCAGTAAGACGCCGATGACCGACCTACCACCCTACGCCCTGGGCGTAGCCTGCAACAAGTGGCAGATACCTGCCTTCTGGAAATCGCTTATCTCTATCCAGCATCCCTACAGCCTGATGATGAGCAGCGGCGGCGCGCTGACGGACAGCAACCGCAACAACATCATCATGTGGTTTCTGAACCAGAAGGTTGCTGACTGGCTCCTGTTCGTGGACGACGATGTAGAGATGCCACCGAACGCCGCAGGGGAATTGCTCAAGGCGGCCCTGGAACGGGATGCCCTGTTTATGACCGGCATCTACTACCGACGCGTGCCACCGTGCGACCCCCTCATCTACAGGCGCCATGACGACGGATGGTACAGCGCCTTCCTGCCCGGCCAAGACTACACAGTAGGCGACGTGATACCCATCGACGGCTCCGGCATGGGCTGTACCCTCATCCACAAGCAGGCTTTCACGGCCATTCTGGAGACCCACTTCCTGTACCGTAGGCACAACAAGAGCTATGGCTTCATGCACTACGATGCTGTACAGGAAGCCCCCCAACTGAACGTTGACCCTGGCTTGTACATCCACAACGGCACGGCGCTTGTGGTGCAGCAGGTTACGCCCATGAAGCCTGAGCATCTTGGCCCGCAGGAAGCCTTGCCCTTCTACGCCCTTGAGTACGGGCGCACCGAGGACTTTCACTTCTGCGAATTGCTGAAGAAGGCCGAGGTCAAGATGTGGGCGCACACTGGCGTAGAGTGCAACCATTGGGGCGAAGCGCCCATCAACCGGAACCAGTACGAGCAGATACGGGCCTGGGCATTGGAGCACCAAGTCACTGAGACCGTAGGCGGTCTACCTGCCACGAAGGAAGAAGCGACATGAGCAAAACAGGAATGTACACCGGCGCGCTGATGCAGAACGCAGCAGCAGCCACCGCCAACGGCTCGACCCTGAACGTCAACGGTTACAGCGTAGCCACCCTGCAACTGACCGGCACCTTCTCTGCTACCGTGACCTGGGAAGCGAACATTGACGAAACGAACTGGATTGCTGTACAGGCGACGAACCTGAACGACGGCACGGTAGCTACCACGGCGACGGCGGCGGGCCTGTTCCGTATCCAGTGTTTCGGGCTGGCCCAAATCCGGGCGCGCGTCTCGACCTACGCAAGCGGCAATGTGACCGTCCTGGGGCGTGCGGTTGTATGAGCCAGGGCAAGAAAATGCTGTTGCTTGACGTGGGTGGAGAAAAGACGCCTACCCAAGTCACTGGCCTATGGCAATGGCTCAAGGCTGACGCTGGCATTACGAAGGACGGCTCCAACTTTGTGTCTGCCTGGGCTGACCAGTCGGGCAACGGGCGCAACATGACGCAATCCACGGTCGGCAGGAAGCCGAAATGGAGAGCAGGCAGCAGTTTCGATGGCCTACTCCCCTGCCTGGATTTCGACGGCGACGACTACCTTGACGGTGGAGCAATCGGCCCCGCCAGTGGCACCAACAGCAGGTGTATCATCGTCGCCATGCCAAGCCTGGGCATAGAAGGCACTGGCTACAATCACGTTCTGCACTACGGAACCGACCAGAACGGCCAAGCCTACGGCATGACGACAAGAGGCTACGCATCGCACACCACGACCGTAGGCCCTGGCAATCACTATTGGGGAGCGGGAATGGCTGACGATGCAGCGGCTCCAAGCAGCGGCATCTTCACTGTCTACTTCGATGGAACCACTGACACCCTACGCATCAACAGGGTAGCAGTCTGTACAGCAACCCCGACCATCAACACCGTAACCAACGTTCACTATCGCATTGGCGCACGTGTAGGCGTGGTCACTGAATATCTGAATGCCTACGTGGGCGAAATTTTGGTCTACGCTCCCGCTCCAAGCATTGCCGACATCACCGCCCTTGAAACCTATCTCATGAACAGATGGCTATGAACAAAGACCAGACTTCTCAACTCCTGGGCGCACTTCTCACGCTCATCATCACCGTCCTGGGCATCTTCGGCTACCAGATTATTGTCGTACAGCCGCAGATAGCGGCCCTGACACAGATGGCGGCTGCTTGCGGCGGCGGTTGACATGGCGGGAAACTTTGCAGCGGCTCCCGTTCTGTTCAATCAGACGCTTACCAGCGCCAACACGGAGTACACGATTGCCCTGCCCACTGGAACCACCCATTTCGAGATGCAGGCGCGCCAGAATGCAGCCGAACTGCCACCCGTTGAAAAATGGGACAAGTGAGACATGAGCTACACCCTTCTGCAACTGAGGCAAGAACTGGCTCGCACCACTGGCGGGTTGATACAAGGTACGGCAACGGGCGGCTCGACTACGACCCTGATTGACACCAACCTGCTCGACTCCGGCGAATTTGCTGACGACCATCTGAACGGCAGCGACATCTACATCACGGACACGACCGACGACTTGGCCCCCAAAGGCGAAGTACGTTATGTCACGGACTTTGTACAGAGTACAGGCGTTGCGACCGTAGGCAAGGCGTTCACAGCAGCGCCCGGAGCAGGTGATACCTACGATGTGTACTTGAGGTACACGAAAGACGACCTGGATACAGCCCTCATGCTGGCCGTCAAGGATTGGCGCTTGCAGACGAGCTTGACCCTGAGCAGCAACACGGCTGAGTATGCCCTGAGCGCCACCGCCCTGCACCGGGCTGAGCAGGTGCAAAGCGTTTGGCTCCGGGAATCGACCGACACCCAGGAAGCCTATGAGCAGGTAACGAACTGGCGGGTGTGGGACAACGCCGGAACGCTGACGCTGGAATTTGCGGACGTGAACTTCGATGGCAACACCTTATGTCGTGTTGTCTACGAGGCACGCTATGATCAGATGGACACGGCAGGCGTCTACAGCGACACGGCCACGGTGGGCGGCGACTTGGCAACCCATCTTCTGCACGCCCAAGCGCAACTGTACTTCATCAAGATGCAGAGTGCGGCGGCTCCTGACCGTGACTGGCTGGCATCCATGTACCGTGAGCGGATGGAGCGCATCCAAGCGGAAGGCAAGACAGACCGCCCCAATGCTGGCAAGGCCAAGACGCAGAACTGGCTGCCTGACACCGACCATCGCTATCAACCGGACTGGCACTTCTAATGACCAAGCGCATCTATGATGTAGTGCTCAACTCCAAAGGCTACATCTTCGCCCCAGGTATCGGAAGCTCAAACAGCAGCATCGTAACGCCCTTCGCGCCCAAGCAGGTGAGCGGCGACTACTCGCTTGCCGATTTCGAGCAGTACAGCATCGTTGCACAGAGCAACTTGCAGGGCGGCATGGGGCAGTTGCGCTATGCCACGGCTGAGAAATTCCTGTGGGCCTACAGGGTGGATACACGAGGCGAGCGTGTCACGTTGGGGCCGAAGTTGCAATCGTCGCAGCCAACCAGCCGGGACGCCAACGGCATGGTAGGCGTACTCGACGCAGCAGGCGACATGCTCAACCTGGGCATGTGCGCAGAACCGGAAGACCAGACCCGAACCTGGGTCACGTTGGATGCTGGCACCACCAAGATCGCCGTACCCTTCACCACCCCTGGCGGCGGCAGCTTCACGCCCACCGACCTGAGCGGTTTGAAACTATGGCTCAAGGCCGATACAGGCGTCTATCAGGACAGTGCAGGCACAACGCCCGTTGCCAGCAACAATGACCCTGTGGGCAAGTGGACTGACCAGAGCGGGCAGGGGAACCACTTCACACAGGCGACGGCAGGCAGCCGCCCTACCTACAAGACCAACGTGCAGAACAGCTTGCCCGGCATTGCCGGCGATGCAGCCGCCGATTACCTGAGCGGTACGGCACCCATCACTGGCAGCGGGAACCGCACCCTGATCATCGTCTACAAAGCTGGACATGCCGATAGCACGCACTATGATCTTGACCTGGGGTACAACAGTGCAGCGGGCGGGGACTGGTCTCTATCATCCAAGCTTGGCGTACACGTCACGTCAGGCAGCAGGGAATGGAACGCAGCCAAGAGCACGGCGAACTATGAGATCGTGACCATCCGGCAGGAAGGAAGCAACACGAACATCCTGCAAGCGTGGGTGGATGGCGTGTCCAAAAGCGCCACGGCCACCACTGCCCAAGCGATTAGCACGGCCAACACTGGCGCGACCATCTTCACCCGCAACCCCGCAGGCGGGTACTCGTCGTCTACTATCTGTGAGATTTTGCTGTACGATTCTGCCCTATCGACCACCGACCGGGAGCAAGTAGAAGCCTACCTGGGCACACGCTACAACATCAGCGTTACGTCAAGTGGAAGCGGGAACTACAAGCTTCAACGGCTGTGGGCCTACGTGCGCAGCTTGTCAGGCATCAGCGCCAGCACCCTGAACTATTCGGTCAATGCCGATTCCTCCGGTTCACCCGGAGCAGCCGTCACGAATGGAACCACGGCCAATGCCACCGTGACCGACATTAGCTATCAAGGCGGCTGGCTATCCTTGTCGTGCGGCACCCTGATGAGCACCCTCACGGCAGCCACGCAGTATTGGCTCGTCGTGAACTTCACGGTAAGCGGGAATGAATCGCTAGACGTGCTGACTGCCAGTGACAGCGACATCTCTGACGTGTACAAGACCTACAACGGCTCGACCTGGGCGGCTGGCACCACGGCCACCGCAGCCATTGTCGCGCAGTACGTCAACCTGCACCCTGACACCCCGCCCGTCAAATTCATCGAATGGGATAACTTCGTTTATGCCCTGGCTGGCAAGCGCGTGTATAAGCTCACGTCCCCTACCACCATGAGCGTAGCCAACGATGGCAGCGGTATCAAGGCCCTGGCATCCGACATTACTGACGGCATGTTGGTACAGAAGACGGCAGACACAGCAGCCAAGATGCTTGTCGCGATGGGAACCGGCACAGACATTACCTATTGGGACGGTGTGACAACCTGGACGGCAGTAACGAACATCAAAGCTGACCGGCTGACCCAACACGACAATCTGTTCTGGCGTGCGGCCAACGATACCACCAATGGCGTGTTTGTCATGGGCACCAGCGACTATGCCGACTGGACGACAGCCGGAACGGGCGGGCCAAAGGCGCGCATTGGCGACAGGCGTTACCCGGTTGTGGCCCTGTTCTCCTGGAAAGGAAACTTGTACGCAGGCAAGCAAGATGGCCTCTACGCCATTACCTACAGCGACACCTACCCCGCAGCAGCAGCCACCATCCAAGCGAACAAGCTCTTGGACTTCTCCGGCGAGATTCACGACAACACCTTTGCGGCCTGGGCAGTGTTCCAAGATGACCTGTACTTCCCGCTTGCGAACGGTCTTGCCCGCTACAGCAGCAGCAACGTGTTATCGTCCGTATCCCCGGAGGTGGGCTTGCTTGAGCAGGCGCAGCAGCGGGGCCGGTTCAGCGCCCTGACTGGAACCCTGGGCCAACTGTACGCCCTGTTTGAGAGCAGCGAAAGCGATTGGTCACAAGTGCTTGCCTACACTGGAACGGGCTGGCATGGCCTTGCTACCACTGACAGAACGGGCGACCCCGGCAAGGCCCTGCTTGTAGACAGTGGTGTGTTCAGCGACTCGCCCCGTATTTGGCTGAGCAGTCATTGTATCGTTTCGTCGTTCGTGCAACCGACCTGGACGACACGCCGTTGGACCTACTCCGACCGCACCAGTGCCAGCGAAGTACAATTCTTCACGCGTGACAGCTCGACCCTGGCCGAAGTGACGGGCAGGCTGTACACGTCATGGATAGATGGAGACCTTCTCAATGTCCCGAAATATTGGGCCGAGGTGGACGTGGTTGGGGCCAATCTCTCTACTTCAGTTCGTTATCTGGCCGTGTACTATCGCACCGAGGAAACGGCAGACTTCACCCTACTCACGAACGTCACGACTGAACCAGTGCAGACGGTCACGATTGGCGTGAGCAGCCGCAAGCTCCAGCTACGCTTCGACTTCATCAGCACGCAGTCATACGACTCACCGCAGATGCTAGGCTATGCCCTCCGCTACACCGCACGCCCGGATGTACAAGAGCGGTTCCAATTCCAAGTGGTATTAGCAAAGGGTTTGCGCTTGCACAATGGGGCTGTGGACTTGCGTTCTTTGGCTACGCAAAAATCAGACTTGAAAGCGGCACGGCAGGCGCAGACAGCCGTTACCCTGATAGATGAGGAAGGAACCAGTTACAGCGTGCATCTTGACCAGCTTGGTTTCCAGCGTCAGACAGCCGTCAGGGTGAACGACAGTGAGTATGATGTAGCCTGGATTGCCACCGTAGGAGCGACCGAGGCATGAAGCGCCTGGGCAAGCCCTTTCCCTCACTTGGCAGTAAGCAAGCTGTGGGCACCATCGCCGCCGACATTGCGCCCAAAACTCCGAAGGGCGATCTTGGTCTTGCTCCAACTAGGAGCAAGCGCGACCGGCTGGAAGCAGCAGCGGGGAATGTGCCAACGGGTACGCTACCGGAGCGTATCATTGCCAATTGGCTGGCCGGCCGTGGCATCCTGTTCACGTCACAGACGCCCATCCTGGGCGGGGCGCTTCACATTGGCGGCAGTGTGGTTGACTTCATCCTGCCTACGCTTGGCCCCCCTCCGGGCACGGCATTGCGGGTGCAGGGTTCCTACTGGCATAGCCTGTTTAACCGGCAAGCGAAAGACGCCTTGCAGCAAGAGCGCCTCACGGCGCAGGGCTACACGACCGTGGACGCATGGGAGAACGAGGTTTACGATGCAGTGCTTGGCGGCTATCTCGATGACTACCTGATAGGACTGGTGTACGGATGACCAGCGCAGAGTACCTGAACCTGTTTGTGTACTTCAATTTCTGTGTTGTCACGGTGACGCTTGTCCTACGACGCCTGATGCTGAACAACAATGGAACGCGCACGAGCGCAGCGCAGCGGGCGCTTATGGTGTGGCTTTCTCACGCCTGGCTTTACTTTGCCGTAGCCACTACGATCCGCCTGTTCTTCAACTATCGAACTCCCACCTTATTTATGTCTACCTTGGGTTCAGCGGTGTATCTGCACGCATTCGGTACGCTGGCCCTGGACGCGTACTATCATCTTAAGCGGCATGGCTATTGGGCGAAGCTGGCGCAACGTCTACACAGAAGCGGGGACACAATTGAGCCAAACGCTTGACCTTCTGGTTGCCTTGTCTCCCCTTTTCCTGGCGGCTATGCTCATCTTCAGCAATCGCACATCGTATCGACGCGACATTGCTGACGACAGAGACATGACGCGCCAGCGGGATGAAACGATTGTCGCCCTGCACTACTGCAAAGAGACGGTAGAGAAGTTGCAGCAGGAAGCGGCGGGCCTACGCTGGCTCGTCTCGACCTACGGGATACGCAGCGCCACGCGTCCGCCGATTGTGACTGACCCCCCTACCCCGCCCGACGAGCAAGTAGCACGGCACATCACGGCGGCCCTGGCGCAAGAGCGGGTCAACCTTGCCTTCCTGCAAGAGCAGATAGCGAAGTACGGGGACTCTGACTTGACGCGCCACAACATGGTGGACGCGACAACCAAGCGTATCAAGGAACTGGAAAGCATTCTCGACGCCTACGCCCTGGCTCCTGCCTGAAAATTGGTCTAAAATTCATGTCAAGGTGACATAATAACCCCTTGACAAGGGGTGAGAATGGGGTATAATGGTGATAGTTGGGTGCGTTACCCAACATCATCTCTCACAGGAGAACAAGTATGAACATCGACAAGTTGACAGTAGGACAGGTACGGGAGATTGCGGCCCTTGCTGGCGGCATTGCTTCCAAGCCCAGCACCATCCCCTACCCCGTAGGCGAATGGGTGTTGGTGCGTACGCGTGACAGTGGCGTGTGGTTCGCCAAACTGTCGGGTTATGACCCGACTACTCGCCACGCGCATCTCACCGAAGCGCGCCGTTTGTGGTCGTGGCAGGGAGCATTCACCCTGAGCACCGTGGCCCTGGATGGCGTTGAATCGGCCCGGATGCCCGCCGCCGTTCCGGTTGTGACTGTCGCAGACGTGGCAGAACTTCTGCCGTGTTCGGTCATTGCGATTCACAACCTGAACAACATCACGGTATACAAGCCATGAACGATGACATTGACGGCTCCGGCTCCGGCTAC